AGGTTTTGATGGTAACTATTGGTTATGGGATTATCCTAATTATTCTCGTGACTATGTTGTTGTGGCTGATGTTGCTCGTGGGGATTCTACTGACTATTCTGCGTTTCATGTTTTTGATGTCGAAAGTGTGGAACAAGTTGCTGAATATAAAGGTAAAATTGAAACAAAACAATATGGTGCATTCTTAACTTCAGTTGCAACTGATTGGAACAACGCATTACTTGTGATTGAAAACGCAAATATTGGTTGGGCAGTAATACAAGAGGTTATTGATAGAAACTATACAAACTTATACTACTCATATAGAGACTTAGGTTATATAGATGAGGACATTCATCTCAGAAAAGGATTTGATTTAAAAAGAAAAGACGACATGGTGCCTGGTTTTTCTATGACATCAAGAACAAGACCGCTTGTTATATCTAAGTTAGATACATATATGAGAGAAAGAACGCCTGTAATTCGTTCAAAAAGATTAATTGATGAATTATTCGTGTTCATTTGGTCAGGATCCCGAGCAGAGGCACAACGAGGATACAATGATGACTTGGTAATATCATTTTCAACAGGTCTTTGGGTTAGAGATACTGCATTGAAATTAAGACAACAAGGAATGGACCTAACAAGAACAACATTAACCCATATTAAAAGGAATCAGCCAGGTGTTTATAGTAATAGAAACCTTGGCAGAGACCCTTGGAAACAGAAAGATGTACATGGTAATGAACAAGATTTAACTTGGTTACTATAAAATTTGGAAATAAACTATTTTTTTTGTATATTTATAGATTGTAGAAGTATACATTATAATTAGAAAACATAATTATGGCAGATAAATCACTATTTGGTAGATTAAAGAAATTATTCAACACTCAGGTTGTTGTTCGTAGGATAGGTAGAGGTAATACCCAAGCTATCGATACTCAAAGACTACAATCACAGGGTAACTTGAGGAGTTCATCTTATTATGATAGGTTTGGTAGATTACATACCACAAGAAAACATTGGGAAACCTATAATAATCAATTCAACTACCATTCAAATAAATTAGAATTATATACAGATTATGAAGCGATGGATAAAGATTCAATCATCGCATCTGTATTGGATATTTACTCAGACGAATGTACCCTAAAAAATGACATGGGTGATGTACTGAGAATCAAAACCAATGATGAGAATGTAAAAAAGATATTACACAACCTTTTTTATGATGTATTAAACATTGAATTTAATCTTTGGTCTTGGATTAGAGGTATGAACAAATATGGTGATTACTTTTTACACCTTGATATAGAAGAAGGTGTTGGAATTGTCAATGTATCACCACTATCAGCATATGAAGTAGAAAGAGAAGAAGGTTTTAATCCTGCGAACCCATATGAAGTAAGATTCAAATTGGGAGCGGCGGGTGCTGCACATGGTGTTGCATCAAATAAAAAAGAAGACTTATTCGAATTTTACCAAATTGCACACTTTAGACTAATGTCTGATACAAACTTCCTTCCATATGGTCGTTCACTATTAGAAGGTGCACGAAAAACTTGGAAACAATTAACTCTTATGGAAGACGCAATGATGATTCACAGAATCATGAGAGCTCCTGAGAAAAGAATCTTCAAAATTGATGTAGGTAACATTCCACCAAGTGAAGTTGATAATCACATGAGAAGTATTATTGACCAAATGAAGAAAGTTCCTTACTTAGACCAAAATACAGGCGACTACAATCTTAAGTTTAACTTAATGAATATGTTAGAGGACTATTATCTACCTGTAAGAGGTGGTCAAAGTGGTACTGAGATTGATTCTTTACAAGGAATGGAGTTTGGTGGTATCGATGATATCGAATATCTAAGAAATAGAATGATGGCAGCACTTAAAGTTCCAAAAGCGTTCATTGGATACGAAGAAGGTGTTGAAGGTAAAGCAACATTAGCACAAGAGGATATCAGATTCGCAAGAACTGTTGAAAGACTACAAAAAATTATCCTTTCTGAATTAACAAAGATTGCTATTATCCATTTATACTCACAAGGATATGAAAATGCTGACTTAGTTAACTTTGAATTAGAGTTAACAAACCCATCAATTATATACGAACAAGAAAAAGCAAATCTTTGGACTGAAAAAACAAGGTTGGCAAGTGACTTAAAAGACCTTAAGATGGTATCTCAAGAATGGGTATACAAAAACATCTTTAATATGTCCGATGATGAGTGGAAATTAGAACAAGGTAAAGTTATTGGTGACTTAAAACTTGGATTTAGACACGAACAAATTGAATCCGAAGGAAATGACCCAATAAAATCAGGTGAATCATTTGGTACTCCACACGATTTAGCAGTATTGCAACAAAGTGGTGAAAATAACGATGAATCACAGAATGAGTACGGAAATTCAGGTGTTCCAAGTGAACCCGGCGCACCCGAGGGTGGGTTTGATGGTGCAGGAAGACCACCAAAAGCAGGTACTTATAAAACTGATAAAAATCCGTTTGGTAGAGACCCATTAGGTAATAAATCTAATAGAAGAGCTGGCAAACCAGAAACCACTTATGATAAACATAAGATTTCACCTTTAGCATATGAACAAGCTGAAGCGTTAAACAAGTCATTAAGTAAAATGAAGAAAAAAACTAAGAAGGTTATCTTAGAATCTTTGAAAGATGATACCCAAATTAATGATGAGGGTGGACTTTTAGATGAGAAGAATTTAATAGACGACACGATTTAGTTATTTTTTAGATATTTATATTGTAGTTGTTAGTAACAAGGCATTAGATATGAGCAAATTAAAACATAGTAAATTTAAAAACACAGGTATTATCTTTGAACTATTAGTTCGACAGATTGCCTCTGATACATTATCAGATAAACCCTGCTATGCAACTCAAATTATAAAAAAACACTTTAGAAGAGGTTCTCAACTTGCTACGGAATTAAAATTGTATCAAGCTCTTACAAAAGAGAACTTTGATTCACAATATAAAGCACAAGAGTTTTTAAATATAGTTTTAAAAGAACGAGCTAAGTTAAATGAAACAAATCTTAAGAAAGAAAAATATAATTTGATTAAATCAATAAAAGATTCTTATATAATTGAGGACTTCTTTAAATATAGAGTCAATAATTACAAAGAATTGGCATCAGCATACAAATTGTTTGAACATACAGAATCAAATTCACCAAAAGAGTATGTTGAATGTAAAAGTACAATATTTGAAGCGATTACAACAGATAAAGTTGTAATAAAAGAAGACACTTCAAATAAAGAGTACTCTAAACAACCAAAAGAAGTCAGATTATTAGCATATAAGTTCTTGGTAGATTCATTTAACTCAAAATATTCAAGTTTATCAGAATCACAGAAAGTTATACTAAAGAATTACATCAATAACATTGATAATTCAGGTAACTTAAGAAAATTTGTTGTTTCTGAAGTAGCTAGATTAAAAAGAGAACTAAAGTCAATTAAAATTAATGATAAAGTTACTCAAATAAAATTAAATGAAACTATTAATCTGATAAGAGAGTTAACTAAGCACAAAGTAGTAAACGAGAATCAGATTTTGGCTCTTTTAAGATATAATCAACTATTAGAAGAACTAAGGAGAAAATAATGTCTAAATTTTTACTTGAACAACTCGACAAAAGATTCGAAGAATTAGAAGAAAAGAAAACTGTTCTACTTGGACAAGAAGAAGAGGAAGAAGAGACTAAAGACGAGGCAAATGTCACAGGTAATTTAGATGGTGGAGCAGGTCCACCAAAAACTCCTTACGCATTTGCTAAATCAGAAGACGATTTAGACAACGACCACATAGAAGTATTCGGATACAAGAAATCTAAGAAGACAAACAAGAATATTAAAAAAATGGAATCGGTTGAATCTAAGTTAGAAAAAAAATTAGAAAGTTTGATTGAAGCGAGTTATCGTGATTACAAAAGAGATGACTCAATGAAAGCTCATCAGAAAGTAAACACCTCAATCAAAGAGATTAATAGATTGATGTGGGAAATAACTAAGATTGTAAATCAAAACTCTAAACTTAAAACTGAGATGGGAGTTCACAATGGACAATATTGGAAATCCACTCAAAGAAGATTTGGAAAAATTTCTGAAAGAATGTTAAAAGTTGCACGACAACTAAAAGAACTGAGCGCATAATATGTCTTGTGGATGTAATGAAAATAAAAAGATGACCTTAAAAGAGGAGTTGGAAGTAAGTGACATCCAACAAATCAGAAAACTAATTCGACATGAATTAGCAAGAGTATTCTTTGATTTATATCGTAAGAAAAAACAATGGGAAGGCTAGATGAAAGAATTACTTATTGACACTATGATATTTGAAGTAACTCCTACTATGTTGAAAGAGGCAAAAAATCAACATGGTAGATTCTTGGTTTCTGGCGTTCTACAAAGAGCAAATGCTAAAAATCAAAATGGTAGAGTATACCCAAAAGATATTTTAAGAAGAGAAGTAACCAAATATCTTGGTAGAGAAATTGCCGAGAATAGAGCATATGGTGAACTCGACCACCCAGAGTCTTCAGTAGTAGAATTAAAAAATACATCTCATATTGTAAGAGATGTAAAATGGCGTGGTGACGATGTGGTTGGTACGGTAGAGATTTTAAATACACCAACTGGAAAAATATTACAAGAAATAATCAACGCAGGATGTACGGTTGGTATTTCATCAAGAGGTATGGGTTCAGTAAAACAGATTAGTGAGGATGGGACTGTTGCAGTAGAAAATGACTTTGAACTAATTTGTTGGGACTTTGTATCTAATCCTTCAACTCATGGGGCATTTATGTCACCAAAAAATGAAGGTGTATTAAAAGAAGGTATTGAAAGAAAACAGGATACTTATAGATATAACAAAGCACAAGGTATCATGAGAGACATCATCTGTGAAGTTGGTGGTTATTGTGAGTGTTTTTAGATAGGGAATAATTATGAAATTAAAAAACTTATTAAACGAATCAACTAAGTCTTACAAAAGATTAAACATCGGTGAAGAAGAGGAAGAAAAAAGAATGACTTCTGAAGAGAAGAAAGCATTTCTTGAAGCCGTATCTGCATATAAAAAATTTGGTGAAACAATTTATCGTAATGGTGACCTTATGGAAACATATACTGCTATTAAAGGTATTGTTGAAAACGCAAACAAAGTAACACTTGAAGAGACAGGTGATTGGTTTGATAGAGTTACAGTTAATAGACATATGAAATCCATGAACGAATCTTTTAAAGTATTCCAAAAAACT